CGTCAAGGCCATGGACAGCGCCACCGTCGAATGCCGTCCCTACTCGTGGGGCAACCAGGCAGCGGTCGAGGTCAAAGATAACGCGGTCCTCATAGACCGCCGGGGCGACGTGCTGATGATCGTCACGAAGCAGCCGATCGAAGCGAGGCAGTAGCGATGCACGGCACCCAGGCCAGCTACTCGCGCGGCTGCCACTGCTGGCAGTGCTGCGACGCACACGCCGCCTACATGCTGCAGTGGAAGGCGGACCGCGCCGCAGGCATCACCGGCTACCTGCCGGCAGACGAGGCGAGAGCGCACATACACCGCCTGCACGCCCGCTGCTCCTATCGCGCGATCGCGCTGTCATCGGGCGTGAGCCTGACGACCGTGCGGGCGGTGGCGTACGGCGCCAAGACCGTCCAGCGCAACACACACGAGGCGCTCATGGCCTGCACCGGCATCCCCGGATCCGGGCACGTGCTCGTGGACGCGGCCCCAACCCTGCGTTTGATGGCCAAGACGAGGTCCGCCGGCGTCACCCGAGACGAGATAGCCCGCGAGATGGGGCGGCAGAGCAGCGGCAGTCTGCCTCGCCGGGGCACGGTCCACGTTTGGGCCGACACCGCCGCGCGGATCCGCAGAGCCTGCGCCGCGCTCGGCGTGCATGAGCGCGCGAAGCACCAAGCCACGCACCGCCTGGTCGGGATCAAGGAGCTCGCGGACCTCTACGGAGCGGACATAGACGCGATCGCCGAGGCCGCCGGCTGCACGCCTGACGCACTCGACCAAGCCCGCCACCGCAAGGTCTCGGAGGACTTCGCCGAGCGCGTCGCCCGCGCGTTTGCCGTACCGCTCGAGCGCGTAGCCGAGGTGGTCTAGAGATGGCCGCCCAGATGCTCAAGGACGCCGCCGCGCTGGCGCTGCTGTGCAGTAAGGGCACGAGCTACACACTGCTGTGCTTCCCGATTTTCCAAGGGCAGGTCGCCCGTGAGCTGAGGGCGGAGATCGACACCCAGGCAGCGGAAGCGGCACTCCTCGGTATCGACGTGGACCCGCACAGCGTGACCATCGAGGAGATCGCAGAGGTGGCACCGGGCTATGCGGGTGTGAGGGCGGGCCGGTGAGGATCAAGGCCAACGAACTGCTCGACCTCAAGGTGGAAGGCTACGGCCCGGAGCTCTGCCCATGCGGGGCACCACCCGCGCCAGGGTACCTGATGTGCCGCTCGTGCAGAGACAAGCTCGGACTCGTGACGGAAGGGGACAGCGAGATGGACAAGCGGTCGACGTGGACTGAGACAGACATACGCGCGCTCAAGCAAGCGGCGCGAGACGGCAAGTCGATGGCGCAGGCGGCCGAGGAGCTCGGCAGAACGATGTCGTCGGTGCAGAAGTACGCGAGCAAGCACAAGATCAGGTTCAACGGTCGGTCCGGGCGCAAGACCGCCAGCCCGCCACCGCCCCGCACGCCGGACAAGAAGCCGGACATCGTGTCCGGAAAGGCGCCGGCACCCTCACCCGGACACGGCGAAGACGAGATGTGGGGCGAAGAGCTCGCTGCCGCGATCGAGGCGGAGGACTTCAACGCAGACGAGCCGAGCGAGGACCAGCGGTTCTCCAACACGCTCCCACCGATCCCGGCCAAGGAGCGCATAGCCGCGCTCGAGCGCGAGTTAGTCGACACCCATCTCCGCCTGATCGGCGCCACGGTCGAGGCCACCGACATGCCGCTGATGTCCAAGCAGGCCCTGCAAAACGAGGTAGACCGCGTACGGGAGCTGGTGGGCAGGTGACAACCGACTTCGAGCGCCTTCCGGTGTCACTGCAGCAGGCGATCGCGCGGGGAGACGTGACGCTCGAGGAGATCGAGCAGCTGGTGGTGGACAACCGCGGTGCGGAGATCTGCCCGAAATGCGGCCGGCGTCCCGTCACGCAACGCTCGACGGGCCTGTGCGAGGCATGCCACTACCTGGCGCTGGCCCAAGTGTGGAGAGACCGCCAAGACACGAGAGCGGCCAAGCAGGAGTACTACCGCGAACGCGAGCGCGGAAAGAGGATCGTGGTCTGCGAGGTCTGCAAGACGCCCTATGCGCCGAGGCTTGAGAGCCAGGGGCGCAAGTCCGACCGCCAGATCTGTCCCAAGTGCCGGAATCGGGAGGAGTCGTGAAGGGGATCGCGAGTACGTGCTCTTGCGGCCGGCGCATCGAGCCGGGAGGGCACTGTCCGGTCTGCGGCCCGGTCTCTGCACCGCAGCGTCCCGCCAACCCGCGCTACAGCTCGCCTGAGTACCGCAAGAACCGCATGGAGCGGTACCACCTGGCGGGCGGGTACTGCGAGAGCTGCGGGATCGCCCTCAGGGGCCCGCTGCACGACGAGGCGGACGGAGCGGTCCCGTGGGAGTGCGACCACGTCATCGAGCTCGTGGATGGCGGGAGTGATGAGACGAAGGATCTGCGTGTCCGGTGCGTGCCGTGTCACAGGCGCAAGACCAAGGCGATGAGGAGGGCGAGGAAGAGATGAAGCGGACTTTGCGGGTGTGGGTCCTCTGCGTAGCAGCCGTGCTGTGTCTGGTGATGGTCAGTGGCTGCATCACCGAAGCGGGGGGCACGGTAACGGAGGTCAAGGCCGGACTGGCCTTGGTCGACAGCGACCACGGTGAGATCACGGCGAGCACATATTGGAAGCCGGACGTGGAACCTGGAGACGTAGTGCTGATCGAGTGGAGGTATGGCACCGGAAGTCTCGATCCGGGCTACTACATCCTTGAGGTCGCGGACAGCGAGGACGAACGGCCATGAGCACCTGCGCACTCGGCAAGATCCGCGTTGTGACGACGCGCCACGTGGGATGCGACCTGCGCCCCGCCGGCATGCCTGGCAGCCGGATGATGGGCCCCGGCACCGCAGAGGCGCACGGGCTCGAGGGCGAGGCCATGGCGTGCCGGATCTGCCCGTATCGCAAGACGTGCCCGAGGGCCGAGTAGTGGATACCTACACGCGGGCCTGGCAGATGGTCCAGTACGAGATCGAGGCAGCGAAGGCCAAGCACGGCGACAGCTACGTCGAGTACCTCCCGCTGCGCGCGTCCGGGGACCGGCACTTCCTCAAGCTGCTCAAAGCTGCCGGTAACGCGGCGAGGTTGGAGATCGAGGTAGCCGGGACGCCCACGCAGTGCTCCGTGCTGATCGAGGAGGTCGGGGAGTTCGCCGAGACGATGCTCGAGCCCGAGGGCGTTCCACTCACGGCCGTCGGTGAGATCGCACAGGTCGCCGCGATGTCGATCGTGATCCTGGCGCAGTTCCTTGAGGGCGAAGAAGGCGAGGCGGACACGGACGGTGGCCCACTGTGAGCGAGCGGGTGACCTACATGGACGCAGGCCCGCTCAAAGGCAAGACGGGTGAGGTGCTCGAGGCGAAGCGGGGCCTACTGCGGGTCCAGCTCGACAACGGAGTGATCGTGATCGCGCCTGCGAGGCGCTGGGGAAAGGCGGTGCGCTAGATGGAGAGGCCGGACACGAAGATCGCGATCGAGGCCCATGCCACATCAGACCGGGCGGTACACGCCGGCGGGACGTACCGGATGCTCGAGCAGGTGGCCGAGATGGTGATCAGCACCGCGAAGCTCGTGCTCGACTACGTCGACGCGAGGCTGGAAGAGGAGAGAGGGGCCGACCAGGTGGACGAACAGCCGCACATCCGCACGATCGAGCGAGAGCTGATCTATCGCGCCGTGGACGCGGAGATCGAGCGGGCCCAAGCACTCCACGGCAAGAACTTCATGGGCAACCTCGAGCGGATCACGCCGATGCAGTCAGACGTGCTCGAGGACATCATCGCGACCGGAAGACAAGCCAAGTTCGACATCGAGGAGATGGGCGACGTGTGTCGCACCAACGTGCTCGTCGAGGAGATCGGAGAGGCCGCAGAGGATCTGCTGAACATGCGAGACCCCCGCGCCGAGTTCGTACAAGTCGTGGCAATGGTCGTGGCCTGGGTCGAGAGCCAGGAGGTGAAGGGCAGTGGATCCGATGACGAGGGTGCGTGAGGCCGTGTCCAGTGCCGTGGAGTTCAAGTCGGCGATGCTGGCGCTCGAGGCGTGTCTGCCGAAGGAGGACGCACGCACCGAGCTCGCGGACGCCATCCATCACAGGGCCCAAGGAGACCACGCCAAGCGGGTCAGGTGGGCCACGATCGCCGGAGAGTGGCTGAAGGGCGGCCAGAGCCTGGCGGCGGTCGTAGCGGCGCTACGGGGCGACTACAGCGCCCTGCTGGAGGGCTGAGACGTGGACGGCTCACTCACGCAGTTCGGGCGCTGCCCCTTCCACGAGCACTGGTGCAAGCAGTCCTGCACCTGCACGACCCAGGCCGAGTTCGACGCCTGCGGGCGCAGGGCCGGATACGCCGAGGAGATCCGCCAGGCCCAGCAGCGAGGCGCGCGCAAGCGTCTGGCGCGGGTAGCGAAGAGGATCGAAGTGAACAGGCGGCGGGCGTTCAAGCGGGCGCGCAAGCCGAGGAGGGCGAGCTAGGTGGACGCCGCGAAGGCGCGAGGTGAGGATCGCGAGGTGATCCTACCGATCAAGGTGGACGTCAGGGCGTTCAAGCAGGCGATGGAGCACGCGCAGGGCGCGCTGTCCCGGCATAGAGCACTTCGCTCGCCCTCGCACCGGGGGAGGGTTCGAGGATGCCTGAGACCCTGCGCGCGTACCTCTGCTGTGTTCCGAAGTGGTGCACACAGGCTTACGGCGGCAAGTGCGGCGGTTGCGCGTCCTTCTTCACCGCGAGCGACATGCGGCAAGAGGAGGTAGTAGCTCACACTCGTGGCCAGGCGCGGTACCGGTATCTCGTCGGTCTGTGGGATGTCATGGACAAGAGCGACGTCAGCTTCGCCGACATCCGGGTGGAGTCCCTCGGACCGGTAGGACCGCGTGTCACTGACGGCATGCTGCGCATCAGGCGCTGCTATCCGGACGTGCCCCCATTGCACTGTGGGATGCCTCTGCGCGTCTGTGGGAATAGGGCTGTCCTAGTGGACGCGGATGCTGCGTACCTTCACATCATCATGACGGATGGCCCGCGCGAGGGGCAGCGCCACGTCTGCCACCCCGTCGAGGCCGACTACGATCCCGACCACACTCGAAAGGGGGATGAGACGTGAGCGAAGGCATGGTTCCGACGGTCATGTACGCCGACAAGAGCTTCGCCCGCGTCTGTCCCGAGTGTGGTGCGTTCGTGAAGGCCGATGACCGGTTGGACTTCGCCCACAACACCTTCACTGAAGAGGACAGGTTCGACACACCCAACGCGACCTGCCACCGCCACGGGCGGGTACTCATGCCGTTCCTCGGCTACTTCGGAGGCGATGAGGCGTGAGAGCACTGACGCTAGACGACTTCATGCCCTTCGGAGACGACGGCAACCTTGTTGTGGTTCGAGGGTGGCGCACCTACGAGCTCATGTACGCCAACATCGTGCAGAGGCTGCAGCGAGAGCTGGAGCCTACCGAGAGCGAATACGGCGCGTCGGACTTCGCGGATGCGCTCACTGGGATCAGTAGCACTCACGTGCATGGCTGGGCGCGCTTCTGGCTGCCTGATGAGTCGGGCTGTCCCTATGGCACTGAAGGCGGAGTCAAGCTCAGCAAGCACTGGAAGCCAGGCTACGTGCGCGCCACGTGGGTCTACGAGCACTACTAGGGAGGACACGAAGTGGCAGCACGTTCGGACGTCCGCGGGCACGAGATTGTGTTCGGCGGCTCATGCACTGATACGAGGGCATGGCGGTGGGCTGACACCGGCGAGCTTGTCACTGACGATGACAGGCCGTGTGCGCACTGCGGCCGCGCGCCGATCGAGGCGGGCGGCGTCATCGGAGTCGACGGTTGCCTGGGCGTTTTGCCGGGCGTGGCGTCGGCGTGTTGCGGCCACGGCGACGCGAGCCATACCTTCGTGCTCTTCACCGACGGCAGCGGGCTGGAAGGTGAGCGGGCATCCCAGTGGCAGCAGCTCATGCGGGACCGGTGGGCAGAATGGCCGAGCGAGCTGATACCGGTGGGACGGCCAACCGCTGAATAGAAGCGACGTGCGCCCGCAACGAAACCCTGGTAAGTTCTGGTTTCGTTGCGGGTTTCGTTATGCCCTCTCAAAGCAACGAAGCACACCGGCCCGAGAGCGCCGTCGAGTCTTCATTCTAAGCTCTCGCATGCCTCGATTACTCATCGAGCCTTCAGCGTGTCCTCACAGCTCGCGGCCTCTATCCGCAGGGGGATAGGGGGGTCGAATCTTTCCGCGAGCAGCACGGAACACCCTGCGCGCCCTCAGCGCGCGAAAAACCCGCAATTGGAGCTTCCAGGGGGGTGCCCGAGGGACGGAACGCTGCCCGGCGCGTAACGAAACTAGAGACACGCCGAGCACGCTCGTCGCATGGCCAACGACCTCCATATCGCGCGCTGCGCGTTCTGCGGAGCCGACCTCCCGCCCACGAAAGCGACCGGCCGGCCGCGGTTGTATTGCGATGACGCGTGTAAGGCCGCGGCGTTCCGCAACCGGCGCGCGTCCCAGCCGTACGGGCCTGACATAGACCCCAAATCCCTGAGTCTGCCGGCTGCAGCGAGCAGTGACGAGCAGATCGCACGCGCGATTCTCGAGGGCCGCAACCTCGGCGCCGCCTTCCTGCACTTGTCGACCACCGCACGAGCGCCGTTCGTGGGCCCCTGCCATGACTGTGGGACCGCGATCCTGGCCGCGCTCGACCGGAACTTCGGTGATGCGTGATGGCGAAGGGGCGCAAGCCGGCCGCCGGCGAGAAGACGGGGCACCGCAAGCCGGCCGACGAGACCGAGGTGCTGGCGGCGCGCGTCGCGCCGGTCGAGGACGGGCTCGCCACCAGGCAGCCGCCCGATGACCTACCGCCGGTGGCGACCGAGGCGTGGTCGGTCTGCATCTCGGAGATGGCCGCCAACCGGCACGTTCGCGAGTCCGACTTGCTGCTGCTGCGCTCGTACGTCGAGGCGGTTGAGGTGCATGAGGAGGCCTGGGCTTCGATCCTCAAGCACGGCGCGATGATGGCGGTCTATGCGACAGACATGATGACCGGCGAGCTCGTGCTCGATTCGAAGGGCGACCCGATTACGGTGGGGTTAAAGCCCAACCCCGCGGTCAAGATGCGCGACGGCGCCGCGAATCAAATGCGCTACTACTCCGACATCTTGGGGCTCAACCCGCTCGCGCGGATCCGGCAGAACCTGGCCGAGATCGCCGGGACGTCCATGATGCTCGATATACGCGACAAGCTCATCTCCGACATGACGAGGACCTGAGCCGCGTGGCCCAGCCATGGACAGAGCCGGAGCTCGCCGCGATCCGGCCGAGACGGGCGGCCGCGACGATCGCGCGCGAGACGGGCCGCACCGAGAGTGCCGTGAAGCGCAAGGCGAAAAGTCTGGGTGTGCCCCTGCGTGGTACGAAGGCGTCCCGACGGCCGGCCGCTCCGCCGCGCAAGAAGCAGGCCGCTCCGCCGCGGCCGCTGATGTCTGCCGCCGGCTGCGCCTCACCCGAGCTCGTCAAGGCGTTTATCGAGACGCACCTCAAGCTCGTCGAGCGCGAGTTCTTCGGCCAGCCGTTCGTGCTCGAGGACTGGCAGATCGACGATCTGATCGAGCCGGTGTTCGGTACGTTGCGCTCGGACGGGTCGCGGCTGATCGACGAGGTGCTGTGGGGGCTGCCCAGAGACGCCGGCAAGTCGGAGATCTCGGCCGCGATCGCGCTGGCGCTGATGTTCCTCGAGGTCGTGCCGCGCGGCAAGTACGTCGTCATTGCGCGCAACCGGGAGCAGGCAGGCCTGCTCTTCGACAAGGCCAAGTACATGGTGCTCTCGAACCCGCGGCTCAAGGCGGCCTGCGACGTGCGCGCCAAGGAGATCATCGTCAAGGAGACGGGGCAGAAGTTCTACACGCTGCCCTGGGATGACGGGGCGGCGCAGGCGATCCATGCCAGGCTGGTCATCATCGACGAGTACCATGTCCACCGCAACAGCTCGGTGTACTACGCGGCCCGTTCCGGGCAGACGCACGAGCCGAACTCGCTGCTGATCACGATCTCGACAGCCGGCGCGAAGCGAAAGGGACCACTGTGGGATCTCATCAGGTCCATGCCGGCATCCGGGAAGATCGACGGCTCGCGCTACATGTACTGGGTCGGGGCCCCGGACGACGCGGATCCGGCCGACCCGGCGACGTGGATGCAGGCCAATCCGCAGTCGTGGTCGACCGAGGAGTCACTACGCAAGGCCTTCGAGTCCATGCCGCTGTGGGAGTTCGAGCGGTACCACCTCAACCGCTTCCCCCAGGCGGAGGGCTCGATACAGGCATTCACGTGGGCAGCGGTGGAACAGAACATCGGGGTACCGGACATCGACCCGACGCGCGCGGTGGTCATCGGTATTGACGCGGCACCGTTGCGGGACCGATGCGCGCTCGTGATGGCGCAGCGCGATGCAGAGGGCCAGCATCACTGGCAGGCCTGGATCTGGCAGCCGGGGCGGCAGATGGAGTTCGGGGATTTTGAGGCGATAGAGCAACAGATCCGCGAGCTCGCCGAGATGGGGTTCTATCTTGCCCGGATCGTGGCGGACCAGAGCTTTCTGTTCCTGGCACTGAACCACTTGAAGGCCGAGGGGTATCCGGTCGAGACCATGCGCCAGGACAACACGCACATGTGCGGGGTCGCGGGCGTACTACACAAGCTGCTCACCGCAGGCATGGTCCACTTCGATGACGAGCGGGTTCAAGGCGACTTGCTCAACGTCAGCGTCGAGGAGCGGCCTCCTTGGGGCTGGCGCATGGGCAAGCTCGACGACGAAGGCTACATCGACTCCGCTATCGCCGGCGGCATGGCGAGCTTCCTGCTCGAGACCGACGAGCTTCTCATGGACACCGGCCCGCCGGTGATGGTGGGTTGAGAGACACAGCACCCACGATTCAGGCATGAGATTCCTCAAGCGCAAAGAAGAGACGGTGCGCGGATACCTCGAGCAGATGGAGCGTCCACAGGTGATCGTGCACCTGCGCTCCGGCCGGTCCATCCAAGGCGTGCTCACCCGCGTCTTTCCGGACGTGCTGGTACTCGAGGCCGCACTTTTCCTGTCCGCGTCCGGCCCCACGCAGATCGACGGCGACGCGCTGATCGAGCGCATCAACGTCGACTGGATCCAGCGCCTCGGCCCTGGGATCCCCGAGGAGGGGTAGACCGTGACCACGATCCTGTCCGGTGGGCGCTTCCGTGACGCGGTCGACCTGTCGGGCGGGAGCGAGCAGCACATCTACCCGGGGGCCGGAACCGTCCCGCTGCTCGGCACCCGCGAGATCCAGGTCGATGGCAAGACCGTCTTGCTGTCCCAGGAGGCCACCTACGACGCGATGTATCGTCGGCAGCCGGCGCTCTACGCGGTCGTCAGCCTGCTCGTGAAGGCGCTCGCCCGGCTGCCGCTGCATGCGTTCCAGGAGTTCGGCGAGGGAGACCGGCGCCGGGTGCGCGCCCACCAGCTGGCAAGACTCATCCGCAACCCCTACAAACGGGGGTCGAGCTGGGATTGGAAGGTGCGCCTAGCCTACGACCTGTTCGTACACGGCAAGCACTTGCAGGTCAAGCTGCGGTCCGACGCGGCTTCGCCGCCTTCCGGGATCCGGCCGGTCTTCTGGCCGCTGGTCGAGACCATCCATGACGGCACGTCGATCTTGGGGTTCATCATCCACACTGGCGCCAAGCGTGTCCCGGTGCCGATAGAGGACGCGGTCTACTACGAGATGCCTGGCGGCGGGATCTCCCCGGTCGAGGTGCTCAAGCGCCGGCTGGCGATCCAGGAGGCCTCGGCCGAGTACCAAGGCGCGGCGCTCAAGAATGGCATCACGCCGCGGGCCGCGTTCTCGTTCAAGGACCTCAAGGCGATCGACCGTGAATTCGTCCGGGGTGAGATCAACAAGCTCTACACCGGACCGTCGAACGCGGCCAACTACGCGATCCTCACGGGCGAAGCCTCGATGTCTGCCGTCGGCGTGTCCGCGATCGACCTCGCGCTGATCGATCAGCTCAAGCTCGGTAACGAAGAGGTCTGCGCCACCTACGGCGTGAGCCCGTCCGTGGCTGGCTTCTCCGCCGACAAGGTCGCTACCTTCGCTTCGCAGCAGGAGTTCCGCAAGAGCCTGTACGTCGACGCGCTCGGCCCGATCCTCACGATGGTCGAGGAGACCATGCAGTCCCAGCTCGTCGACGTCGAGCCCGCGTGGGACGGCCTGTTCGTCGAGTTCCTGCTCGACGAGCTCTTGAGGCCTGACGTCATGCAGCGGATGCAGGCCTACCTACTCTCGCAGCAGTCTTCGAGTTCCACGATCGACGACCGGCGTGCGCTGGAGAACCAGCCCAAGTTCAACATCGCGGGCGTCACCGACGTCCCGCTCATCCCCATGAACATGCGCCCTGCAGCTGTAGGGATGTTCGACGGTGAGCCGGCGCCCGCTGCGGCCCAAACGTCAGCGAGTGGCCTTGAAAACCAGCTCGTACTCGAAGCGATGCGCGTCGGCTCACAGCCCAAGGAGGGGTCTTAGATGGACGATATCCGAAAGCTCAATGCGAGGCGCGAGCCTGCGGGTCCGTGGTTCCGCGTCAAGGCCGAGGCAGACAGCGCCACGATCTACATCTACGACGAGATAGACCCGTTCTGGGGTCTGAGCTCCGACGACCTCGTGCGCGAGATCGACGCGCTCGACGTCTCGGAGATCCAGGTCCGGATCAACAGCCCCGGCGGGAGCGTGTTCGACGGGCACGCGATCTACAACGCGCTGCGCCGGCACAAGGCGCGCGTCGTGTCACACGTGGACGCGCTCGCCGGTTCCATCGCATCGGAGATCATGCTCGCCGCCGATCACGTGAACATCGCTGCCAACGCGCGAGTGATGATCCACGAAGGCGAAGGCATCGCCTACGGCCGCGCCGCCCGGATGAAGCAGATCGCCGGGCTCCTCGAGACGCTCAACGACGACATCGCCGCGGTCTACTCCGCCAAGACGGGGAAGGACGCCAGTGAGGTCCGGGCGCTCATGGACGCGGAGACGTGGTTCACCGCCGATGAGGCGCTCGCGGCCGGGCTTGTCGACGAGATCACCGAAGAGTTGAAGATCGCCGCCTGCTTCGACTACAAGGCGCTTGGCTACAAGCACGTCCCGCCCGAACTCGCCGATGAAGCGGCTGCGGCCGTACCGCCGGCGGCCACCACGATCACCCTCACGCTCACCCCTGAGATGGCGCGCGCTCTCGCCGAGCTCGAAGTGCCTGACGCCACGAGAGACACGCAAGGCACGATCGACATGGAAGCAGTTGCGCAGATCCTGCGCGCCCGGTTCGAGTGATCGAGGAGGCATCATGAAAGCAGACGCAACCGCGGTGCGCGCGGTCGGCGCCGAGCTCGAGGCCATGCGCGCGAAGGCCGCGGAGCTCAAGGCCCGCAACCACAAGATGTCGGACGACGCGCTCAAGGAGGGTACTCTGACGAGCGCGGATTTCATCGCGAAGTACGAGGAGGCCGGCAAGGAGTACGACGGGCTGCGCGACGAGGTATCCGCTCTCGATGCGCACCACAAGCGTCTCCTCGAGGACATGGGCGAGGCCCCCGCGCCGGCTGCCCAGCTTGATGGCGTGCAGCGCGTGCTGGGCACGGTCAACCAGACCCCCGGCCAGATGTTCGCCGAGTCCGAGCAGTACAAGGCCCTGAAGGATCAGGGCAACTTCGAGCACGGTTTCCGGGTCGGCAACATGCAGCCCGTCGAGGTGCTCAACCGCGACCACGCGATCGCCATGATCAAGAACGTGGTCACAAGTGACGCCGGCTCCGCCGGCCCGCTGCTCGTTCCCGAGACCCGTACGGGCATCATCCCGCTGCCTCTCGCGGACCTGTCCATTCTCGACCTGATCACCGTCACGGGCACCGACCGTGACTCGGTCGACTTCATGCTCGAGAAGACGTGGACCAGCGCGGCCGCCGAGACGGCGGACAACACCGAGCTGCCCGAGTCCACGATCGCCTTCGAGAAGAAGACGCTCCAGGTCGTCAAGATCGGGCACTACATCAAGATCACGGTCGAGATGGCCGGCGACGTCCCGCGCCTCGTGGGCTACATCGACAGCCGCATGCTCTACGGTGTGCGCCGCCGGCTGCAGACCCAGGTCATCAGCGGTGGCGGCACGGGCGAGGACCTGCTCGGTCTGCTCAACTGGACCGGCCTGCTCTCGCAGACCAAGGGTACGGACAGCTTCGCCGACGCGATCCACAAGGCCATCACCAAGGTCCGCGTGGGCAGCGAGGGCATGTACGAGCCCACCGCGGTCGGTATCCACCCCGAGGACTACGAGACCGAGGTGCTCACCAAGGTCTCGGACACCGACAACCGCTACGTCTACGGCGGTCCCACGGTGCCCGGTCCCCGCACGATGTGGGGCCTGATCCCGGTCGTGCATGTCGGGTTCCCGAAGGGCAACCCGCTCGTCGGCGACTTCTCCATGGCCGAGCTCGCGGTCCGCTCCGGCGTGGCCACGTACATGACCGACACGGATGGCGACGACTTCCGCTACGACCGTCTGGCGATCAAGTCGACCATGCGGGCGGCCTTCGGGACCAACACCCCCAAGGCGTTCTGCGAGGTCGTCACCGCCTCGTAGGTTCCGCCAGCGGGGACCCTGCGTCACCAGTTACCGACAGAGGGCCGACCCGGTTACAGGGGTCGGCCCTCTTGATTACCCGGCCACGAGGACAGGGGACTTGAAGCGGTGCATCGCCTAGCCAGACTACTCCAGGAGAGCGACGTTCCGGAACGCGAGCGGTTCGACCGGGACACCGCGCACATGCTCGATCGGCTGGCCTCTAGGCTTTCAGCGGTCCAGAGATACAGGATGGCGCGCCACTACGTGCGCGGGCGGGTCGCTGACGCGGCCAGCGGGTGTGGGTACGGCTCCTGGATCCTGTCGAGGTGCCCGGCGGTCACGGCCGTTGCTGGCTATGAGCGCGACCTCGAGTCGGTTGCCTTCGCTCGGAGCGAATACGGAGAGGGTCCAGTCTTCCATGTGGCCGACCTGTGCTCGATATCGTTCGGCGTGACGCTTGCGTGCGAGCGGCCTGACACGGTCGTGAGCCTGGAGACGATCGAGCACCTGCCGGAGCCGGAGGCCTTCGTCTGCTCGGTACTCCGCAGCGGCGCATCGCGGTTCATCGTGAGCTTTCCAAGTTTCGAGACGGTCACGTTCAACCCCTACCACCTGCGCGACTTCACGCCGGAGGAGGTGTCTGCGATGGTGGGCCGTGAGCCATGCAGGCAGATGCTCGTGGATGATGCTGTGTGGGTACAGGTGTACGACCTGTGATGCGCTTCAACGACCGCTACGGGCATTCGTCCGTGCTGTGCAGGTACGCCCGGATCCCGGAGGGGCCAGTGCCGGTGATCATCCCGCACGGCATCTACTGCCGGCCGGGGGTCTGCGGCTCAGAGCGCGAGGTCCCGGATCTGCCCGTGCTCAGCTATCCGGAGTACCGAGACGCCGAGTACTCCTCACGAGGCTACCAGGTGATCCCGTGCGCCTCGCCGTTCATCTACGCGCTGGACCTGCATCCTGTGTCGGCGCGGGGCGCGGGCACCCTGTTCTTCCTTGCGCACTCCACGCCAGGTATCGAGGTGCGATTCGACATTGCCGCGACGTTCCGTCTGCTCGAAGGTATGCCCGGACCGGTCACCGTATGCCTACACCCGCATGACGACACCCCGGCTACGCGGTCCGTGTTCGCTGCCGAAGGCATCGGCACGGTCTCTGCCGGGGCGTACAGGGAACGCGACTTCCTCTTCCGGCTCATCGACATGATCGGACGGCACCGCTACGTCGCGAGCAACGTATTCGGCACCCACGCGATCTACGCGCTGGCCTGCGGCCGTCCCATGGTGTTCGTCGGCGACGAGCCCGAGGCGATCGTGAGAAAGACCGGAGGACACGTACCGCCGAGCGCGATCGACGTGGTGAGTCCCGTGCGCGCGCTGTGTCTGGACTGGCGCGAAGAGGTGTCCCCCGAGCAGGCCGAGATGGCCCGCTACTACCTTAGGGCCGATGCCAAGATGACGCCTGCCGCCCTGGCCGGTGTCTTGCGGTGAGACTGGACGTCTGGTGCTCGAGGATCCCCTACATCGATCATGCCGCACCAGTCTGGCGCGCGTTGCCGCGATGGACGCGCGGTACGTTCCGCGTGAGCGATCGCGTCTTGGATCACGCGCTTTCGCTGGGCCTGCCGGCGGTGGCCAAGCAGGTGCCCCAGGGCACAGCCCCGGTGCTCATCCTGTCACGCTGTGAGTTCAGCTACCTGCCCCCGCGGCCGCTCTTCTTCCTCGAGCACGGCGTGGGCCCGGCCTATGAGGGACGCAGCCATCTGCCGGACCACGAGGGTATCGAGCTGGTGATGACGACACCGGCCAACGCGCCGGCGCATCTGGAGCGGTTCGGCGATCGCGTCGAGGTCGTGGGCTGCCCGAAGCTCGACCGCCTGCCCAGGCCCCCCAGGGCGCACAGGCGGCCCGTTATCGCGATCTCGCACCACTGGGACCAGCTCACCCACCCGGAGACGCGCAGCGCGTGGCCATGGGACAAAGAGGCGATCGAGAGGCTCGTCGCGTCTGGGCGTTACACGGTCCTTGGGCACAAGCACCCCGGGGATCCGCGCGGAGTGCAGGAGTGGTTCGCCTCGATCGGGGCCGAGTACGTCTCCGGCTTCGCACAGATCATGGCGCGGGCGGATCTCTACATCGCTGACAACTCATCGACGCTCTACGAGTTCGCCGCCACGGGGCGCCCGGTCGTGGTGCTCTCGCCGCCGTTCTACCGGCGCGACGTCGACCACGGGTTACGGTTCTGGCGTCACGTCCCCGGCGCCCAGGTCAACCATCCCGACGAGCTCGAGGCGGTCATAGCCGAGGCGCTCGTCGACACGCCGCAGCGCCAGGCATCCCGCGCAGCGGCGGTGGAGGCGGCCTACGGGCCATTGGACGGCCATGCCTCCGAGCGGGCGGTGGAGGCGATCCACGCCGCGCTCGAGCGTCTCAGTAGAGACACGCGTACCACGATTGACAGGAGGGACCGCACCATGGGCGTCACGATCATCCGGAGCAGGAAGGGGACCGACATGGGCCAGACCGTCACCACACCCAAGCGGCTCTACAAGACCAACCAGGCGACAGGCATCACGGAGCTGGCGTACCCGGCCGGCGCGGCCGTGCCCGTCGAGGAGTACCGCGAGCTGAGCGGGAGCAAGAAGCTGCCGGCGGACCCGGCGCAGCCAGCCGCGGCCCCGCTCGAGCACGCGCTCGATGGCACAACCGAGACCGAGGTCAAGGCCGGCAAGGCGCTCTCGAAGATGAACCGGCGCGAGCTCGTGGAGACGGCGGCCGAAGAGGGCGTCGACATCACGGGCTGCGACACGAACAAGAAGATCGCCGAGGCGATCACGAAGAAGCGGTCCGCCAAGTAGCTCTTGGCCGGGAGGCCGGATGAGGCAGGCACAGGGACAGAGCTACTGCTCGCTTCCATGGTGTGGGAAAGCCTTCGGGTCCCCGTACCATTCGCGCGTCTTCGACGATTCCGCCGGCGGCAAGGTCCGCCTCACCTATCCGAGCCTGATCGACTACCACGACATCGTGCCGCGATCGCTGGGCGGGGACAAGAACGACCTCGAGAACCAGGCCCCTCTGTGCCACGACTGCCACATGTCGCATCACGATGCGATCCCCGGCATGCGCCTCGAGTTCGAGCCTGATGGATCCGTGAGCCGTGAGGACGGCAAGCGGGGCGTGCTCGATTTGCGTGAGCGGGTGGCGTGATGAACCTCCGCGCGATCGAAAGCGACACCATCCCCGAGTCCCTACGCGGGATTGCCCGGATGGTGCGGACGAATGGACGTGGTGAGTAGTGGCGACGCTGACCTATCGCGCGACCGCTGCCTACGATTCCGCGTCGTCGGCGAGTGCGGTGGTCCCAAAGCCTGCGGGCGCGGTTGAAGGCGACTTGGTGTTCGTCGAGATTCGGCGTGGCGCTGCGATAGCCCCGTCGTCGCCTGCCAGTGGATGGGACTTGATAGCGTCCGAGACATCGGCCTACGGCATGTGGCTCTACTACAAGGTTCTCGGCGCGTCCGAGCCGTCATCGTGGACGTGGACGTGGGCCGCCGCTGCGAAGATGCGGGCTTCGGCCTACGCGTGCTATGGCGATTTCGATACGTCCGACCCGATACAGTCCGTGAGTTCCGTCTACTATGCGGCTACCTCGTCAACCTCGATATCAATCCCGTCGCTTACCACCACGCGGCGCAACACCACGTCGGTCTTGTTTCCATCTTGCTGGTACACGTCGGCCCGCGCGTTCACGGTGCCTGCTGGGTACACCGAGCACTCAGACGCAGGCAGCACTGCGAGTGACTTCTACATGGCGTTCGCTACTAAAGAGATCGCTGATATTGATACCATCACCGGCGTAGTAGGCTACTCGACCACCACAGCCGCATATCGTGTCGGTGTGCAGGTGATGGTGCAGGAGCCAGCTCCGCCGCCAGGCCGCTGGTCTCGCTCTGAATTTGAGGTTGCATCTGAAGCAGGATGGGCGTTCACGCAGACTGGCGGGACGGTTACATCAGCAAGCTCATTCACCAATGACTTGCACCTGCGGTTGTACCGCTCGGGTGCGGGTAGCCTCTACGCCGATTTCACCCCTTATGCTGACGTGGATGCGGCGCTGTGGTTCTTCCAGGCCGATCTGATCTTCGGGTCAGGTTGTGTAGGGCAGCTCCTCCTGCTCGATTCAGGTGGTTCTACGATAGCATCACTCAATGCAAATGCCGGGACTCTGACGTGCGACACGGATGCGGCAAGTGCCGTGACGGATGCGTACACGGTCGGGCAGTGGCGCAGGTACACCGTGCTCGTCAACGAAACGACGAGCCAGATTCGCTTCTTGCGCAGCATAGGTGACGGCACCGCGTCTGGCGGTGGGGACTTCGAGCCGATAACCGATTGGTTGGACTACAGCGGCACCGCTATCGCCACGGCCCGTGTTGAGCACGTGAGCGGCACCACCAGCACGATGCTGTGCGGATACTTTGTGCATTCTGAACTTGAGGGTCTGGCTATAGGCGATTCGGTCACAGCCGGACACACGAAGTGGAACCCGAACCCGAATCATGCCTACCGCCAGGCTTCTGGGCAGCTCGACAATCACGATTGGCCGAGGCAGTTCTCTGGCCTAGACGGGCAAGCGTGGGTCATTAATCAAGGCATCGGGTCGGAATTCCTGTATCAAATGGCTTCAGCAGTGGCAGATCGCGTTGTGGCCTATGCCCCGACGAAGGTCTACCTGATGGGTGGACTTAACGACATCTACGGCGGCTACTCCGACAGTCAACTGAAGGCCGCTTGCCAGAGCATCATAACTGCCGTGGAAGCGGCGGGGGCCGAGATCATCCTGTGCCAGATTACCCCCCACAACAGCTTCACCAGTGCCCAGAACTACGTGAAGCACGTCTACAACGCGTGGATTCAGACGCTAGGCAAGAAGGTTGCGTTCACGCACGACGCGGTAGCAGCAACCCCAGGCGGAAACACGCTCGATGCCGCATACGCGCAAGACGATGTGCATCTCAACACGGACGGGTATTACGAGGTCGCATTGGCCGTTGCTGCGGCATATGACCCGGAAGTGCCGCCGACTACAGCGGTCCCCTTCCGCCTCATCAATGGTCACATCAACGAAGCGATGGGAGCGTTCTGCTGATGGAATTCAAGAACGGCACCGCTGCACAAGTTCCCGTCGTGCTCGTGGACGCGACCGACAATATGACCTACGAGACGGGCATCACCGGCCCGACGGTCTACGCGGGCAAGAACGGGGCCGACACCGCAAGCGTGGCGGGGACAAGCTGGCTCGAACCGGATGCGACCAACAACCCCGGCCTGTACTGGCTCACGATCCCGCTCGCGTTCAACGACACCGACGGCCCTGTGATGGGCACAGTCACGAAAGCGGGTTGCCGACCGTACCACTTCGCGTATGAGGTCGTGGCGAACCTCGAAGCCGACACCTACACCCGCATCGGTGCTCCTGACGGGGCTTCGATAGCTGCTGACATCGCCGCGCTCCCGACCGACGCAGACGTGAACGCCGCTTGTGACACGGCGCTCACCGACTACGACGCTCCCACGAAGGCAGAGCTGGATTCCGCCGTGTCTCCCCTGGCGCTCGAGGCCACCGTAGCGGCCCTGCACGACTTCGATCCCGCAACGGACATCGTGGCTCACGTGACGCTAGTCGATACCACCACTGCTGTTACCGAGGACATCGCCGCAGACGTCGACCTGACAGGTATAGCGACCGCCACGGATGTCACGAACGCTGTTGCTGGCCTTGCCACGGAAGCCAAGCAAGACGCCGCACAAGCAGACCTCGACACGCTCACTGCTGTCGATACCGCTGCGGCAGTACAGTCAGGTATGACCGCACAAGGGTTCACGGAGGCGCTGGCGGACGGCATCGGCACACCTGTGCAGGCCGACGATCCACGCCTGGACTACCTGGACGCGCCGGTGAGCGAGGCAGGGGGGGGCGCGGAAGGCGACACGCTGATCAGCCAGTCAACGAAGCTGGACGAGGACGGCAACATCGACCCGGAAGGCGAGGCGCTGGGCATCGCCACCCCCGGCTCCAAGCTCGCGCTGTACCTCGCCACCGACACGGGCTACACCGATGCCCGGAGGATGACCACGGCGGCCGCTAACGGCACATGGTCGCTCCTGGCACCGGTAGGGACGTGGACGCTCGTGGTGACGCTCGACGGTTACTACGACGCAGAGGATGACGATTCCGCGATCACGAGGACGGTGGTGATACCGTGACGCTCGAGCTGACCGAGATCACAGGGGACAGTGGCCACTACTTCACCCTGGCCGAGTTGCGCGCGTCGGACACGGCCTTCAGCGATGCGACCAAGTACCCGGACGCCAAGCTCTCTGACGCGCGGGACTGCGCCGAGGGGACGTTCGAGCAGGACACCGCGTGCGCCAAGGCCTTCGTGCCGCGCACCCAGACCGAGACCCTGCGAGGCGACGGCTCGGCCGAGCTCCGCCTGCACTGGCCGGCGCTGCGATCGGTCACATCCGTGTCGATCGACGGAACGGATCTGACCGAGACCGAGCTCGCCGAGCTCGTGGTGTGGGACCGCACCGTGGAGCGCGAGGACCACTGGCCGGTCGGCTCGCGGATCGTGATCGTCTACGAGCACGGGGACGATGTCCCGCTGCCCCACGTCAAGAAGGCCGCGATCATGCTCGCGCACGACTTCGTCGCGGACAGCGTGCTGCGCAGCCGCGCGACGGTGGAGCAGTCCGACGTGGGCTTCATCCGTCTGTCGATCCCGGCGCCGGGCGGGCGTACGGGGATCCCGTACGTGGATGCCGTGATCGCTGACTCAGGGCGCAAGCTGCCCTTCATCGGGTGAGGACATGAAGACCAACCTCAAGGCGGTACTCGACCAGCTCAAGGCCCAGCTCGTGGCACAGGCAGTGACCGACGCCCCCGGCGTGAAGGTCGACGCAGGCTACCCGGTGGGCGGGCCGCAAGAAGAGCACATATGGATCGTTGGGGATCCGGAGATCCAGAGCGAGTACACCATCAGCGGGCTCGACGAGCGCGATGACACGATCACGGTGAAGGTCCAGGTGCTCAATTCCAAGACCACCACCGACTACGCCGAGGTGCTCGAGCGCAACCTCGAGCTCGTCAACGTGGTCGAAGACGCGCTCGCCGGCGACTTCACGCTCGACGACGAGGTGCTCCAAGCCGTGGTTCTCTCCACCAAGTGGGACGAGGGCCTACTCGACGAGCAGACCCGGGAGGTCGGTGCGCTGATCACGCTCCAGATCTCCGCCTACGTGTGAGAGACACGTAACGCACGCTTGCGGCATGGACCGCATGTACGACATCACCAGGCGCGTCTGGGGCATCTTGCACGTCGGCGGCGAGGAGATCGTCTACGACCACGGCGAGGGTCCTACCGCTGCCTCCGAGATCCACCCCACCCTGCTCCAGCAGCTGGTCGCTGATGGCGTCGCCGTTCCGATCAACCGAAAGAGGGCCAAACGATGAACACTGCACTCTCCGCGGTCGGCTATGCCCGGCAGCCGGACAAGGCCACAGCCGCAGATGAGCCGCGTTACTGGCACGGCGTAGAGGGCGGCAAGCTCATTCCGCTCTCGATCGAGCAGTCCGAAGACGAGATCACGACCGGCCTGGCCGCAGGCACCGGCGAGTTCCGCGAGTCGATCGCCGCCGGCGCGGACTTCACCGCACGCGCCTGGCCCAAGTCGATCGGCCTTGCGCTGCTCGCGATCCTGGGCAATGTCCAGTCCTCCGGCGGGCCCGCCTACGCCCACGTCTTCACGCTGGGCGACAGCGTCCCGTACTTCACGCTGTTCGGCAAGCTTGACACCGAGCTGCGCAAGGTCGCGGCGTGCAAGCTCGACGAGCTCGCGTTCTCCTGGGACGGCAACAAGCCGCTCAAGGTCAACCAGACCTGGGCGGGCTGCACTCCGACGTTCCCCGCCACGATCACGCCGGTCGTCACCGAGGCGCTCGACCCGTACTTCACTCCGCTGGGCGGCACCTTCCAGTACGACGTCGACGGCTCGACGCTGGCAGCGGCCAAGCTGCTCGGCGGCACCATCACCTTCAAGCGCCCGGTGGCCGGCGACATCATCTCCGGCACGGTCGTGCCCGACGACGTACACGAGGCGGCTCTCAAGGCCGAGATCGAGCTCAAGGTCCGGGCAGCGTCGCTGGCCGACCAGCGCGCGATCCTGACCGGCACGCCCACCGGTACCACCCCGAGCGGCACCGTGGTCTACGGCTCGTTCTCCACCGCGTTCGTGCTGGGCACCAACTCTCTCACGTTCGCAGGCAGCCGCGTCGCGTTCCAGGCCGAGGACCCCGAGGCCGACCCCAAGGGCGGACCCGTGGAGCTCGTGCTCAAGGGCGGGCTCTACATCCCGAGCGGCGGATCCACACCGATCACCACCACGCTCGTCAACGGCGTGGCCGAGTACCCGGCCGAGCTGGCCTCATAACCGCGAGACAGAAGAAGGGGACCGACATGGCAGGCACGCGAGTGAAAGTCAGCTACCTCGAGGAAGGGCGCGGCACCGTCACGGTTGCGCTCTCCAGTGGGGACAAGATCCGTGCGAAGCGGGACCTGCGCGGATCCTACGCGGGCGATGACGAGGTCACCGCCCGGGCGACGTGGAACGCGTTGCAGCGCACCGGTGCCGAGGCGCGAGTAGCCGGGGCGGCCGACGTGCTCGACGAGGCGTTCCTCGACTGGTGCGACGCGGTCGCCGAGATCAACGTCCAATTCACTCACGAGCTCATCGATCAGCTGCTCGCCACCGGCGAGATCACCGCCGAGACGGCGGAGCGCATGCACGCCGAGGCGGATGAGGCGGAGGGGGAAGTGCTGACCGCGATGCCGAGCTCGTAGCCCGGGTCGCGGTCACCTACGGCCAGCCGGTGGGGCACCTGCTCGACCTGCTGGGGGTCGACCGCTTCTGGCCAGAGCTGTTCGACGAGTTCGTGCGGGACATGGGCCGGACAAGCGAGACCCCCGCCTTCGGTGGCGAGACAGGCAGAGCGAACAGGCTAGCGGCGCTGGCCAGGCGGATGAGCGGGAGAAGGCGGTGAGACGATGGCGCGCACGGGGCTCATGCAGATGGCGCCCGGACGCGTCGTCATCCAGGTCACCGGTCTGAAGGAGCTCTCGCGCGTCATGTCGGTCGTGGCGCTCGACGACGTTCCGAAGATACTGGCCGCCGAGCTGCGCGCGTCTGGCGACCCGGTCAAGCGCAAGGCCGAGTCAAACGCCCGGGGACACGGGCTCGACAGCTTCGCCTCGCGCATGCGGATCTCCGGCGGGCGCAGTGGCATCGCGCTGTCCAACCCCCACCCAGCCGCCGGCGTGTTCGACTTCGCGCACCCCGGGGCGCTGGCAACGGTACGTCAGCATACCCGCGCGGGGCACAAGGTCCGGGCCTACACCCGCACGCTCAACCTGCCAGGCTCGCCCAACCGTGCGATGTTCCGCGCGGTAGACGAGGAGCTGCCCGGCATCGAAGGCGCGATCTCGGCCGCGGTCGACCGTGCGCTGCAGGCCTATGTCGACCGGCCGGGCGGTGGAGCCTAGATGAGCGTGACGATCCGCATAGCCGGGGACTTCGACCCGCGCGCGTTCGACCAGGCATCCAAGCGCCTCGACGCGCTCGAGCGTCAGGCGGTCAAGAACTCCGACACCATGGCCGGCGCGTTCATGCGCTCCGGCGACAAGATGCAGGTGTGGGGCGCGGGCATGACCACGGCCGGGCGCTCGCTCACCCTGGGCGTCACCGTGCCGCTGCTCGCTGCCGGCGTCGCTGCGTCGAAGTACTCCCAGGAGTTCAACGCGGCGATGGCGAACGTGGCCACGCTGATCCCGGACCAAGCCGATCGCATAGCCGAGCTCAAGGGCGAGGTCCAGGAGCTGGGTGTCGAGACTGGCAAGTCAACCTCGGACATGGCGGGAGGCCTGTATCAGGTCATCTCGGCGTTCGGCGATACGGCGGACACGACCAAGATCCTGGAGATCAACGCGCGAGCCGCGGTCGGCGGTCTGGCCGCCACCACCGACGCGATCAATCTGACGAGCGCGGTCACAAAGGCCTACGGGGACACGTCGCAAGAGGCCGTGCAGAAGGCCTCCGACCTGGCCCTGTTGACAGTGAGGCTGGGACAGACGACCTTCCCGGAACTGTCCGAGAGCGTGGGCCGGGTCACGCCGCTCATGTACGAGCTCGGGGGCAGTCAAGAAGAGCTCTTCGCGATCATGGCCACCTTCACCGGCGTGACGGGCGGGGCGGCCGAGGTCTCCACACAGCTGCGAGGCGCGCTCCAGGCGCTGCTGTCTCCGACAGCGGACACGGCCGAGGCCCTGGAGGCTGCGGGGTAC